TGGATCGACGCCCACATGAGCTCGCCCGCCGGCGCCAGCGACAATTGCTCGGCCGCCGCGGCGTCATGCGTGAAGATGCCGTCCTCGCCCATTTGAATCTCGCGGAAGCGGTGCGCGCGCCAATAATCGCGCTTGTAGCAGAGCGACGTCCCGAGCGCGTGACGCGCCTGCCCCAGCCAGAGCCAGCGCCGCACTTCCTCGCGGAACTCCATCGACTGATAGCCCGTCACACCAAGATTGCTTGCCATCAAACGCTGGATTTGATCGCTCAACCGCTCTGGCGCGGACCAGTCGTCGTCATCCCAATGCGCAATGATTTCCCCATTGGCCTTCTCACATCCCAAATTCCGCTTCGCGCCGATCCGCGTATTGCCGGCGAGCTCGACCAGCCGGATGGATGGGTCACTCTGCGGAACGAGATCCCTTACGTTTTCCCCGTCCGCGAGTATCAGCAGTTCCCTGCTCTGATACGTCTGCGCTTGGTAGCAAGCTATCGCCTTCGGAAGCCACTCCCGCCGATTCCGCGTGAGACACAGGCACGTGACGAAAGGGAAGCCGCGGACCTACCTCGGAAGCTGAGGGCGCGATGACTTTGGTTTCGTAAAGGATCTGCGCCGCGGCCGGCTGGCGCGCCATGGCAGCCTGGATCAGTTGCCGCGCGACGTCGTCGGGGCATTCGAACTCCTGGCCCTCGACGACGGTGCCATACGAACCGTGGAGCTGCTGCACGCTGCAAATCAGTCGCATAATGTTTTCATGGAACGCCCCAAATGGGTCAATGGAACCTACGTCGTGAACTTCTCAGTGGTTGGTACGGTCGAGAGGATCTGGACCGGAGAATGGCGCGCGCATGGCTGCATCGAGGACTGGCGAGATCAACATCTCGGCCACCACGCCACGGAAGAACAAGCCAAAACCCGCGTCGAGGAATGGGCCAGAGAGCGCGACGAATAACGCAGCGCTTACAATCGAACGCAGGGAGAATCGAGGGACGGCGAAAAAGCTGGTAGGCCGCCCCTCACCTGAAACCTCAAGACCGCAAGCGTCTCAAGGTTTACTTGGTTGTGAATTCCAAGAACTTTGGATCCACTGGTTCATCCGTATTTGCTATGACTGATCCACCCGATTTCAATGTGATCGGATGTCCGTCAATCTCTCCTGCCAATAGATGCAGGGCCTTTCCCGTAACCGGCATCGAAAGGGTTTTCTTGACGCCATCGAGCGTGATGTGCGCAAAGCTCGTGCCGCGCTGGCCCGAGACAAGGGTCTTGCCGGCGGGCGGTGCGGTTTTGGCGGCTTCGACGGCCGCGGCCTGGCCTTGCTTTTGCGTGGCCGCGTCGGCGTCTGCTGTGGCCTCGTGCGCTTTGGCGGCCTCGGCCGCGGCGTCGGGCTGTTTGTCTTCCATGGTGATTCTCCTCGTAGGTTTTGAAAAGTTGATGGTCAGGCCGGGCCATTCAGGATGACCCGGCCAAAGAGAAAGCGAACTTCAGAGCGGTTCTACGGACTCGTGTTGAAGGACCCAGAAATAAACGAGTTAGGACGCCGCACGATCAGCGCCAGCCGCTTTTCTGCCCGGATCGTAACCAAGTTCTGCGTGAAGTTGTTGGCGTCTTCGGTCGAGATATCCACAACCGTTTCCAGCCTGTCGCGGATCTCGACGGCGGCCGGGTTGCCGTTGCCGACCAGGAACGTGCTGTAAGGCATATTGGTGGTCACAACGATTTTCTTGTTCCACAGCATGGGAGGCACGTTGATTTGCGGGTCGCCCATGATGTACCGGCCAAGAGTGTCTTTCGCCAACCGGATGTTCCAAAAGTCGGTCGGGTGCATGACGAAGAAGGTGGGGTCCACTTCCTTCGCGGCCTGGATTTGGTTGACGGCGCGCGCGAGGATGTCGATCTGGTTCCAGCCCTTCGAATTGCTGAGCAGGCCGGTGTTGAAGGCCACGGCTTGCGTGGTCAGGCCATGCAGGTCCTCGCCGACGTCATCGCCGGAGAGCAACTGGATTTCCTCCGCCAGGTCCGTGTAGTACGGCAGGCTGGTTTCCAGGAATCCGAGCAGCTCGCTGAAATCTTCGAGGATCTGTTTCGAAGCCCGGAGGAACGTGGCGATGGTCTTCACGCGCTCGGAAACCGAGGTGAACGTGACGGCATTCTCGGATTTCCCCGAACCTTCCACCTGTGGCGATGCGATGACAAGGGGCGAACTCACCTTGACGAAATCGATCACTTGCATGTTGGTGGGCCGCGCCGGCAGCACGTCCCGGATGGTCAACGCCTGGCGCGCTTCCAGCGTGATGCCGGGCGAGCGGTCGATTTGCAGAACGCCGGTTACGGGCAACGCCCCTGCGCCTGTGCTCAGGAAGGTAGTCTTGCGCTCCATGAGCTTGCTGGCGGACTTGCCGTCGAGGGTGATTACGGCGCGCCCGCGCTTGTCTTTCATCAGTCGTTGGATGCTCTCGTTTTCCTTGAAGGTATCTTCGAGCGGCTTGTCGACGGCGTCGGCGACGTGCTTCTCCGCCAACTTCTTGTCGATGGCGTCCACCTGTGTCTGGAGGGCGGCGATTGCGGTTTTGGTTTCGGTCAGGATCGTGCCGTGTTTGGCTTCCTGCTCCTTGGCCTTGTCAAAGTGGACCGTCAGTTCTTTTTGAAGGTCCACCAGTTTCTGTTCGAGTGGTTCCATTTTGAAGCTCCTAAGCTGGAATGCGCTGCCTCAGCAAATCGAGAATCGAATCGGCTGTGGTCAGTGCTGCCGAGTGGTCTGTTCCGGCTCGGGCTTTCTCTTCCGCGATTAACGCGGCTTTCGCGGCTTCCTCGTCTGAAGTGGCTGAGTCGTCGGCTTCAGGCGAGATAAGTGCAGATAGTAAGTCTGTGGCGCTCTTCATGTGATCGTGCGCCGTGGTCAATGTCGTTTTGGTGGCCGCGCTGATTGTGCGGCCGGCCTTGCGCTCCATGCGCTTCGTTTCGATCTGGCCGGCGCTCATGGTGTTCATGTCGCCGTATGCTTCAGTCAGGTAATCGAGGTACGCGGGCAGGTAGGCAAGATAGGCTTCGCCGAACTGCTGGAGAGTGACTTCGGCGGCGGCGACCTTCTCTTGAGGAGTCATCCCGGAGGCCCACGGAAGGCCGCGAAGCGAGTAGCTGAGCGCGCTGAACATCTGGTAGCCCGCGTCGCAGAGCTGGATCTCGGCCAGCTCGGAATTGAAGTCGTCTTTGACTTCGCGGCGCGCCTTCACGGTGGCGATTAGCGCCTGGAGGTTCGCCGGGAAAGTGACCACCGAGCCTTCGTATAAACGAATTTCTTTGAGATGGCGGACGCTGTTTTCAATCGCATCCTTCACAGACTCATACCCGATGGAGAGCCCTTTTACGATCCGCGCTTTGACCAGCAGATAGGCCTTCTGCGCCTCGGGCAAAGCCATCAGCAGTTGGCCCCTGGCCCACAGCCCGTCCGGACGGTCTTCCAAGGCCAGCTCGCCAATGGGGCAGTCGGTCTTGTGCTGCCACAGCATCGGAACGGTGTTGCCGTGCTCCAGGAGAGTCTTGGTGAAGGCTCCCTTTTCAACCACGTCGCCGGTAAGGTCGAGGTTGCCGTACGGGCTGAGCATGCCTTCGAACGAGCCTTCGGCCGAGATCTCTTTGATCTCAAACTTCAAGAACTTTTTCATTGCGATTTCCTTTTGCCGCTGCGGTACCGGTAGTCCCGGCCAGCGTTTGAACCTTGTAAATGTTGGGGATCGACGGCACACTCGATCTACGAATGAATCTGATATTCGAGCGCGACTGCGATCACTGCGGAGTCCACTATCGCGGGACGGGGAAGCAGTTCTGCAGCTCTCTTTGCCGCGCAGCCGCGAGTAGAAACAGAATCCATTTCACGTGTAAGAACTGCGGCGCCCAGTGCGAACGCCCCGCGAGTTACGCCAAGTACTCCGCGGCGGGGTTCTGTTCGGCGAAGTGTAAATACGCCTTTGCCAAGGGGCGCTCCCTCCCTCTTAGCAGCACCATTCGGAAGCGAAGAAACAGAATTCATTTCACGTGCAAACACTGCGGCGTCCAGTACGAACGCGCCGCAAGCCGCGTGTCGGAGTTCTGTTCGAGGAAGTGCCGGTTCGCGGGCCGGGGCACCCAGGAGTTCCAGTGCTTGAATTGTGGGAAGCCTTTCACCGCCCGCGTCTCCAAGGGGAGACGATACTGCTCGGCCAAATGTGCGCATGAACATCGGCGTCCGCGCCGCGCCCGTGGCGCGAAGATCGAGTTGACCTGCGAAGTATGCGGCAAAGCGTTTCGGCGATACCCCTCTGAGACCACAGAAGGGAGAGGCCGATTTTGTTCGCTGGCTTGCAAATCGAACACCATGCGTCGCGAGCAGAACCGCCAAAAGAAGGCTCTCGCACAATGGCTCGATACGGTCGAGGTCGCGGCTCGCAAGCCGGTTGATCCGGCCCGGTTGCTGGGCGACGCGGATGCGTGGCGCATCTTTTCCTTCTCGCCGCGTTTGGCACTCATCAGTCGGCGCCCAGGCTCACCAACTGCGCGGCCTGCGGAGTGAGAGGCGCGCCCGTTCCCGGCAGCGTGCTCTGATTTAACTGGATGTGATACGCATCGCCGCCCTTGAACGGATTCCAATCTTCGAGGTCACGCACTTCATTGCAAGATGCGATTCCATTTTGGAGCAGAGTACTGTAACCGGCCATCCGGCTAGCGAAGTCTCCGCGCAACAAGGCGTTGACGTTGTATTTGAAAAAATAGCCCTGGTGCTTTTCCTCGGGCGTCAACACACAGCGCCATAGCTCCTGCTCCCAGGAGATGATGTGCGTATGGAGCGTCATCTTGACGAACTCCAGGGCGAGTTGCTCGATGTTGGAAAACGTTGCGCGTGACAAATCTCCGACCAGGTGCGGACTGACAAGGAACCACCGGCAAATTTCGTGGATGTCGAACAGGCGCGTTTCAAGCATCTGGGAATCGACCAGGTTGAGCCCGGTCTGCTTGTACGTCATGTCGTTTTCGAGGATCGGCGCGCGATTAGGGTCCGCCGTTGTCGCTTCCCACTCGGCGCGCCACTTCTGGAAATCCTGGTCCGTCTTGAACTTGGATTTCATTTCGATGACGTACGGCACACGCCCGCCTCGTGCGTAGAAGCGCGCCACGTTGCGCTCCGCGGAGATGGCTGTCCCGATAGACTGCCGGCCCATTGCGATCACCGAATAGCCGCGCAGCCCGTCCCATCCGAGGCCCTTCATCACAAGCAGGTCCTGCGGCTTTCCCGGCGTCAAGGTGTAGGTTTTGTCCGCCACCCCCCGCTCTTTCACGATGTAGACAAGGCGTTTCGCGCCGTCGTGTTCCCGGTCTGGCGTCACCTGGGAAGGGATTAGCGGGTGCATCTCCACGGCTACGCCCGTGCCACTTCTACGGATAATGTGCGCGTACCCCATCCCTGCCAGTAATCTATGTGAGGTGAGTGTTTCTTTGAAACTCTTCGCCGTCATTTCATCGGAGGGCGCGTTCTTCAAACAGCCGTAGACGGGGTGGGTAGTAGCTTCGATCGTTCCGGCGCCGGCGGTTTTCTTCATGCTCAGCGGGAGCATTCCCAGCGATTCAGAAATCAGTTTGTTGCAGGCATATACGACGCTGTGGTTAAGCGCCGTCTGGATCGTGACCGACTCGCCGGACCATGCCGGCATCCAGGTTTGCAGTCCGGAAGCGATGCCGTAGAAGCCTGCCCTGGCATAGCTGCTGGGGTCGTTGGGGTCCATGCCCAACGCGCCCTTGGATTCCATCGAGCGCATTTCTTTGGCGATGGAGATAGGCTCCGCGCTATTGCGCTCCAGGAGGCGTTTGAAGGCGGATCGGATTTCAGGGAACATCTAAAAGGCGCTCCGCATAAACTGGAAGGTATGCACCGCCGCTCTTTTCTGGCTTCTCTGTTTGCGCCGCTGATTCCCGCGCTGGTATGTCGCTCCGCAGGCGCTTCGATCACTCCACGGTCCGATGCTCTGCTGGCGAAGGCGCTGGACGACGCGAAGAAAGCCGCCGATTCGTTGGCGCAATCTCTCGAAAAGGACTTTGCTCTCGTCAGGTCCGGGATGATGAGCCGGAACGAATGCCGGCGTTTGTCGGAAATCGAGGTTGCCCGCATCTTCGGGGTTCCGCCCCATCTCTTGATGCAAAGCGAATCCGCCACCTACGGCGCCGCGTGGGAAGCGAGTCATCCGACGCTCCGCAGCCCTGTATAGCTGATCGTGTTTTCTTCCGGCGTTATCGCGCGGAAGAACGCATTAGCTGTGGCTGCCATGCCGTCAATTCGCGAGGTGCTTTTTTCCCGGTCCGGCTTGGTAAACATCACGTTGTCTTTTCCGTCCGTCACGGTACACGCCGATCCCGCGTGCCATCGCAGTACGGGATGATTGCCGTGGTGCAGGCCTGCGCGTACGACCAGCTCCAGGATTTTCTTCGTCGGCTCGTTCAATGACTTATAGCCCTGCGGAACTTCCACGCACTTATCCCCGTCTTCCACCATCGGCACTGACGCCTGACGTGAGTTCCAGGGATCCCAGCAGATCTCCTGCAGGTCGAACATGCTGGCGCCCCACTTCAAGCGCCCCTGGATGTCCCGGTAGTCGATCACGTCGCCGGGTGAGAGTTCCAGGAAGCCGTCGCGCGCCCATTGCGCAAGAGGTACGCCCAGCTTCACTTCCAGCTTGCGAATCTTGCCGTCTGGTAACCAGAAGAACGGCAACAGGTCATACGTGTCTTTTGCGGTGCACGGGAAAACAAACACTACCGATGTAGTATCTGTGGTCATTGAGAGATCTACTCCGGCCCAACACTGACGTCCGATGAAGTGAGCCAGCACGTCGCGATGCAGGGGCCGTACCGTGCGCTTCGTTCCATCCGGAACTGTGACCACGTGCTCCGGAGTGGCTTCCCCGAGGCCCTTAGCGATCCAGCAGCCTGCGCTGGCGTCCCACTGCACCATGTCGATCGCGCGGTTTTCTTTCTGATCCCAGATGTTCAAAAAGTACCGTTTGAAGCTGGTCAGGTCGCCTTCGGCTACAGCGCTGTCGTACTGCTTGCGGATCTTTTCTTTGTCCAGGAACCCGCCGTTTTCGAGAAGCGATGGATTGGCTTTGATCCACGTCGCCGGGAGAGATGGATCGTCGGTTTTCTCCGCGCCATAGATGCGGCCGTAGAATCGCGGGTCGCTCACAACGCCATCGGCGATCTTGCGCGTTTTCTCATGGAGCTTCCAGGCCAGGGGACTTTCGTCCTGCACCCCGGCGGTGGTAATTGCGATGGTGAGCGTCTGTTTGCGAGTGATGCCGCCCTTGGAAAGCACGTCCCAGTTTTCAAGCTGCTTGCGGGTTTTCCACCTGTGGACTTCATCGGCCACTACACATGCCGGATTCACCCCATCGCCGAAGTCGCCATCCGCGGCGACCGCCGCATAGAAGGAGTCCGGGTCTTGGCGCTTCAGGATGCGGTTCGTTCCCCGCATGATCCGAAGCTGCCTGCGAAGGATCGGCGACTGCTCGACCATCTTGCAGGACGCGCGATAGACGTTCATCGCCTGCCGGGTGGCAGCCGCGGCGCCGTACACCTGACATCCTGGCGTGGGTGTGATGGTCAGGACCAGCAGCACGATGCCGGCGGCGAATTCGGTCTTACCCGACTTCTTGGGAACCTCTTCGTAGGCCATTTCGATTACGCGATTCCCTTCCTCGTCAACGTTGCCGAAGATGGCGCACAATGCTTCCTCTTCCCATGGGCTGAGCAGGAACGGTTTGCCATACCACTCATCCGCGGTGTGCTTGAGGACGCATTCGAAGAAGTTGCAGGCGGCGTCGGCATGGGGTTGAGAGAAAGGCATTCCATGGGGAAGAAGCGGATTTCACTTGACTCCTGGATCGGATCAGAGTGATCAATGTGGATCGAAGAAGGATCAGACCTAATGTTCACTATTGACGCCGACTACAACATCACAACCCACGACGCCCCCGCCGCAGTTCGCGAGGACGCCATCAGCTTTTCAACCCAGGAGCAATTCGGCGCCGCCGCCGCCAATTGGAGCATCGCCCAGTTCGTCGACCTGTGGAACGCTTTCGCTGGCGCCCCGCCTTTCGGCGACCTTCGCCCGGTAAAGAAATTCATGGATCGCAATACGGCTATCAGGCGGATCTGGACCGCGATCCAGGATCTCGCCGCCGCGCCGGCAACCTCCGCGGCGGAGTTTACTGAACCGGTGACCGAAGCTACAATCACGTCGGAGGTGGAGACTGTGGCGACACCGAAGAAGGCAAAAGCCCAACGAAAGGCCAAGGTTCGCGCACAGGGCGCGGCTAAGGCGCCTCGCGAGGGGTCCCGCAAGGAAACCGTCCTTGCCCTGGTCGGGCGGAAACACGGCGCCACGTTGGCGGAGATCATGGAAACCACCGGCTGGCAGGCTCATAGCGTACGCGGGTTCATTGCCACGCTCGGCACAAAGCACGGCTGCAAGATTTCGAGCACCAAGAACAAGGCCGGGGAGCGAGTCTATCAAGGAGCGTGACACTACGCGGCCACCGCGCCTGCCAGTCGCTGCGTTTTCAGCTCATCAAACGTGTGGCCATCCCCATCGAGGGTGGCCCGCCCGCCGGTGAATTCCTGCCAGCGTCTAACGATCACGTCCACATACTTCGGGTCGATCTCCATCAGGAGTGATTTCCGCCCGGTCTTTTGGCATGCGATCAACGTGGAGCCGGATCCCCCGAAGACATCGAGAACCACATCGCCTGCCCTGCTGCTGTTCACCAGCGCGCGCTCGACGAGGGCGATGGGCTTCATGGTCGGGTGCAGACGATTGGCCGCGGGCTTATTCTCTTGCCAGAGGGTGCTTTGCGATTTGTCGCCGTACCACGGGTCACTTACGCCGGCAGCGTGACAGTAGAAAATCGGTTCGTGCTGAAACTTGTATCGGCCGAAGCCCCAGGCGAAGGTATTCTTGGCCCAGATGATCTGGCAGCGCACCTCGAAGCCGGCAGCCTCCAGCGCGCTCTGGAACTCACGCTGGCAGCTTGATGCGTGGCAGACATACATCGATACGTCGTCTGCCGTGACGATCCGGATGGCGGTGAACGCGGATAGAAGAAACGTCCCGAATTGCTCGCTGGTCATCTTGTCGCCAGCTATAGTCAGTTTCTCTTCCGTGTACCCCTCGTAGTCGACGTTGTAGGGAGGGTCAGTGAACACCAGCTTGGCCTTGGTTGCGCCACACAGCCGCTGGGTCGCGTCCACCGACGTCGAATCGCCGCACAGTACCCGGTGAGAGCCCAGCAGCCACAAATCGCCCAGCACGCTAACCGGCGTAGCGGGCGGCTCCGGTACGGCGTCGTCCTCTGTCTTCCCCTGCGCCGGCAGTCCCGCGTTGATTATCAGCGCGTCAATCTGTGCGGCATCAAACCCGGTCAGTCCAAGGTCGAAATTCAGGCCTTTGATTTGCGCTGGCGTCAGGTCGCGCGCCACGTGTACCGGCACGGCTTTCAACCCAATGGACTTCGCCCCGGCCAACCGCAGATGGCCGATAACGATCACATCGTTGGCGTCCACAACGATTGGTTGTCTGAACCCGAACTCCTTGATGCTGGCGGCGACCGTGGCGATGGCTCTGTCTGACCACTTACGCGCGTTCTTGGGATACGGGATGGGCCGCTCTATGGGCCACATCTCGATTTCCATGCCGCCGGTAATGGGCAGCACGGGTAGCTCACCCAGTGAGCCTGGCTTGGTCACCGGTGACCCCGCGGCGGCTTTCTCTGGGCGTGGCTTCGCTTTGCGGACGGGTTTGGCTTTCTTCATTGTGTTTATGCCGCCGCTCCAGCGGCCAGTCGCGCAGACTTCAGTTCATCGAATGTGCGCCCGTCGCCTTCCAGCCGGGCCTCCGACTTGTCGAAGTTCATCAGCCGCCTTACGATGACGTCGCAGTACGCCGGGCTGAGTTCCATTCCGTAACCGATGCGCCCGAGCTTGGCGGCGGCTATGAGAGTGGATCCGCTTCCCATGAACGGATCGAATATGATGTCGCCCGGGTCGGAGAACGCCTTGATGAAGAACTCGACCAGCGCAACGGGGAACGGTGCGGAGTGCTTATATTCCGCGCGATCTGGAGTACCCGCGGCGATCTCGATCACATTGCTCGGTCTGGCTAATCCGCTGGAACGAGGCGCACCATAACCCAGAAGGCCACTGCCGGATCGAGACTTTGGCGTATCCGGCGAGTACTCAATGTTGCGGTCGGAATGGTGCGACACCGCATCGGCCCTAAACTTGATCTGCATTTGGCGGCAAAACTGGAACACAGGCTCCCATGCGTTCTTGAAGCGGTTTGGCCAGCTTCCTGGCACACCCTCTCCCGTATTCCGCCAGCAGAACTCATCTACAAAGCGCCAGCCCCACTGCCGGCGATGCGCGATTGTCAGGTCCTTGACGTACAGGTGGCGTTCGCCTTCTTCCGCGTGCTCTTTGATGTTCAGGAAGTAGGAACCATCCGGCGCGAGGACAGACTCGATCCCCGCGGCCACCGCGCGGAACCACTCGACGTATTCGTCCGGGGGAATCGGCTTGAAGCCGCTCGACGCGTCGTACTTCCGCTGCGAGGCATAGGGCGGCGACGTAATGACCACGTTGGCCTTCGCGCCAGCGAACAGCCGCTTGACGTCCTCTGGCTTCCGGCAGTCGCCACAAAGAATCCGGTGGGGTCCCTTCACTGAACCACCACCACCGGCGCCTTCGGCTCGCGCGGCCGGGAAAGTAATGCCGCGAGATCCTCAAGGCCGTCGTCCTTCTTCTCGACTGCCACGCGCTGTCTTGAAACAGGAGAGAAGCCGAACTCGCTGCAGAAGGCGCGGAGTTGCATCCAGGCGGCGCGTTGAACAATGACTGCCGGGTGCGTTTTCACGTCCACCACCACCAGTTCGCTGGTTTCCACCATGGCGTTGGTCGCCGGGTCAAGCACGCGCTTGGTAACCATCTTTCGTTTCGCGATCAGCCGGCCTTGCTTTTCCAAAGTCTCGTAGGCGTACACCGCGGTCTCATACGCCACGCACGCGCCTTCAAGGGCCATCGCATCCGGGCGCCGGTCAAGGTTCATGGCGGCCAGTTCTTCGCTCCAGAAATTCCAGGCGTACCGGGCGCGGCCGCGGAGGTGGCGCGGGCAACCGGGCAGGCCCTTGGATGCCTTCGGCTCGGCGGCTAGTTTCTCCGCGAGCTTGTGGACGCCGCGCTTGCTCGGGTCGCCTTCGGCCTGCTGGAGCGCGGTCGGTTTGGGCTTTCTGCCTCTCATTTCAATGGCCAAACGGCAAATCTCGGATTTTTAATTTCCCGGATTTAAAAACAAGCCCGGCAAGCGGTCGCCGGGGGTCGCTCCGTAGGTCCTAGACCCGCCCCGTCCCCTTGGGGTAGGCCGGGGTGCTGCTTAGCAGCGCCACCCGCCCGCCTTCTGCCGCGCCGTCCGCGCGTTGTGGCACTGGTTGCAGCGGGTGGCCAGGTTGCCGAGCACCATGCGCAGGCCGGCGTCAACCTCGATCGGCACGATGTGGTCCGCATGGAGGTGCCTGTCGCCGCGGGCGTACGCTCTGCGCAGCTCATCGACGACGTGCTCCGTGTCCGGCGGGTCGAGGCCTGCTTCCCTGAATACCCTGACCAGCTCGGGCTCCCAGCCACAGTCAACACAGCGCCAACTATCCCTTTCAAAGCAGAGAATGCGTATGCGCTTGTGATCGGATCCATAGCCACGTTCTACCGTTGTTCCACGTAAAGGTTGGATGGTTTGGTGCGCATCACATCGTCCATGGGCAGTCAGTGTGCGGCAGCCTAATAGGCTGCACTGCTTGAGTGGCAGCGCTGGCAAGGTCACGTCACCATGATTCACGTCGGCGTCGGCGCACGCGCGGCGTCTTTACCTTGGTCTTACGACCGGGCTTTGGCGCCCGCATGGTCATGGCGGGTTTGGTGCGCACTGTCATGCCAGCCACTTGTCCCATGCCACGATAGACACCTTATTGTGCGCATCGAGCGCCACCCATCCGCGCTTCGCTGCACCTTCATCGTGCAGGATTCGCATCGCCGATCCAGCGATGCTCGCGGCGCTGTCGGCTTTGGCTTTCCATTCTTCCGGCGCCCAACTGATCGCATCCGACACTACGCAGGGAACGCCACAGTAGCAGCCGTCCGCCGTGACGTTGTTAAACGTCTCGGTGAAGCTGGGCTGCAACAGAAGATCGATGCCATACAGGTAACGACGGAAATCGTCTGCCGACAGCCATGGCACATCTACCACCTGCACGTCTGGATTCAAAGTAAGCAATGCCGCCAATCCTTCTCTTGTGCCTTCGGCTCCTTCATCTCTTCCGTGGCTCAAATGCAGGTTGACGCGGACGCCAACCATGCGCTGCAGGATCATGGCGGCCGCGCCGGCTGTCATCCAGTTCTTCAGCACGCGCGCGGCGCCGAACAGGCCAATGGCCAGCGGGAGCGGCGGTTTCCAGAGCGTTTTGGTGCGGCGCGTGGCGCTGGGCAAATGGTACAGGTTGGGCAGATAAGCGATGGAGTCTTTCGCAGTCGAGCCGTTTATCGCCGCCACAAACTCGTGGCTATTGCTGGCGGTCCGGAAGTTGGGAGAATCCTCGCTGAGCGCCACGAATGCCGGCAGCGATCGCGCGGCAAACCGGTCGACGGCCAGAAATCCCAGGTTCGAGTGGTAACACATAGCAAACTGCTTGCGCGGGTAGTGACGGACCATGTTTCCCAGAAAAACGGGATCCAGATACGGCGCGCACAGCACCACGTGAGTGAAGGCTGTCCATTCGTCGGCAAGTTTAGCCCAGAGCATTTCGCCATTGGTCACAGGCAATGAAGACGCCTCTACTCGTGCCTCGTTGAGAGATAGCGCACTGCTCGATGCCGTAACAGCCATGCCGGCATGGCAGGCCGGATCTTCGGCTTGCGGACTCACGAACGCGAAAAGGACGTTGTTCATTTGGAATCGTTCTTGCTCAACATCACCGCCAGCCGCGCGGCGAATTCGGCGCGCACGCTGCGCACGTCGCCGGCATCGACGGAATCGAGCGCATCGATGAGGTCCTGGACGAAGGCGTCGGCGATCGCGCCCAGGGCGATGGCGCGCGCGCAGGCGGTTTCGGCCCGCGGCGCGCTCGGTTTCATGGTTGGAGCCATGGCTTCAAATCCTCGCTACTACAGGTGTACTATTACCAATGTGTCCCGCAAGTTAAAGGAGAATCACGTGCCCCATAACTTCATTCCGCCGCTTCAAAAGAAGATGACCAAGGAAACGCAGCCGGCCGAAGCGTTTCGCATTTACAACCGCGGTATCGTCCTGCAGATGCAGACGTACATCGGAAACAAGGACTGGACGGGCCTCAAAGAATTCGTCGAGGCGCTGAACAGTGAAACGGAAGTGTTCATCAAATCCCTGCTGATCGAGAACAAGACATCGAGCGCTACGGCATAAACGTTTCGTCCGTGAAACAGAAAGTGTTTCACGCCCGTGAAACAACCTGTTCCACGGGTCTGATTTTCAGCCCTTCTCGTAAACCTTCTGGGCCGCGGCATTGCGCTGGGCGTTGCGGATCTGGGTGTAAACAAGGGTACTTCTGATATCCCTGTGTCCTACCCAGTCTTTGATGGCCAACACGTCTACGTCTTTGCTCACCAGGTGAGTGCAGATTGAGTCAACGGTGAAGATTGCGCGGTCCCGGATGGATTTCACCACTCCGAGCACGCGCTTTAACTCGTCTTCTGTCAAGTACTTGCGAAGATCAGGTGGGGCAGCCATGAATTAGCCAATATCCGGTATTTGGCTAACTGGGCGACGTCGACGGGCGATTTCAAAAGACTTACGCGCGCGAAAATCGAGGGCCGCGCGTTGATAATGTGCAACTCGACGCGCGCTTACCTGCCAGCACAGGCCCCAGTTCAGCACGTCGAAAACGTCGTCCTCTTCATCGAATTCGAGCATAAGTAGTCCATTGTTATGCGGCAGCCTGCAGCGCGTTCCAGGTGAGCAGGGCGATTCTCTGCTCTTCCTCGCTCAAACCTTTGGACAGCGCGACGAACTCCTGCGCCGGCAAACTAACGGTAATGCGCGCGCCGTCCTCATCGATCAGATCGAGGCTCACTACTATACCTGCTGGAGTAAACCTGATCATTGAAGTGCTTGCGCAAATGCTTGCGGATAACCGTCAATACTTTGTTTGGCGAGATCGATGCGCCGGGTTTGGGGAATACGGTTTCACCCGGAGCCAGAGCAACTTCCTCTGTGAACAGGATCTGATCGTCGTCGCCAACTACGCTCAGCAGGATTTTCATGCGCTCGGGGTTTCGGTTCCAGCCAGCGCGATCGGCGCCGCCGGCCCGGCGTTCGCCCGCAGCTCGGCCTCGGCCAGCAGCACGGCCATCAGCTTGCGCAATTTGTGGACGTTGTCATGCGAGTAGCGGGCGAGCTCGTCGGCGCCGGCCACGACGGCCGAAAGCACGCGGCCCATGTCTTCGGCGCTGGCGGCGTGGCCTTTGACCATATTTGCCAGCAGCGCTGTGGTGTCGGGCAATGCGGTGACGGCCGTTACGGCCTCGAGGAGCTGCCCCTTCATGTCCACGATTTGTTGTGTGAGGACGTTGGTCTTTTCGGTTTGGTGGTTCGCCTGGTCGAGGCCGTCGGCGACGATCTTTTGACCGCTCGCTACCGCGACCAGCACTTCATCCTTGTTGTCCTTGGCCCACTTATGCGCGCTGGCGAACATGAGGTAGTCGTAGAGGAATTTGGCGAGGATCGCGGCCAGCCCGCAAATCTGCACGATGAGAATGGAGTGATCGGCGTTCTTGGCGCTGGCTAGCGCCGCATCCACGCGCAGCCGATCCGATTCCGCCTTTGAGGCAGCCAGATCGGCGCGGGCTTTGGCGATATCCGCGTTGTCCTGCGCCAGATCGCGGGCGTTTCTGGCAATCGTATCCGCCTGGTCCGACGCGTCCGAGGCGGCGCCGGCTGCATCCACCCGGCCGGCCGCCGCGGCCCGCGAGTTGGCGGTGGCGGTCGACGCGCGCGCCACGGCGGCGGCATTCAGCTTTTCGAGGGCGGCGTTCAGGTCGGCTTTATCGCGCGCGGCCGCGGCGAGCTGGGCCTGGACGGCGGCCAGGCGGGCGCGGAGCTCCACTTCCGCTTTGGAATCGCACCAGGCATTTAGCGTGAATATAAGGATAAGCAGGCAGGTTCGCATAAAGGCCTTGGAACGCTTGCGGTTCTGTAGAGCAGGCGCCGGACCGGTTGGCTACTCGTCCCAGTCCGGCAGCTCGACCGTCTGGCCCGCGAGAGAATGCCAGCAGTCCGCAAGGAACTGAATCCGGCCATCGGTCACGAACGAGTGGCAACGAGACTCCGGGTGGTGCTGGTTGCAAAGCAGCGACGGCGTGAAGGTGGGTTTATCGAGTGACCCATTCCACTTCCATTGGGGTCTGGTCGCATCGCCGTTCACCCTGAACGAATGGCCATGGCCACAGCCGGGACAGGTGAAGCCCCAATCTCCGGAACCGTAGTCGTGAATCTTCGCTGCCATCAGAGCATTGGGGCGCGAGTCATCAGACCCGCAAGCGGGTTGAGCAGGCGCCGGACGCTGCGCAGGGGCTTGTCGAAGCCCGCAGGCGCGCGCGTCCGGCTTTGCTTTCCCTCGCTGGATTCGAGGGAAACTCGATTACTTCTGTTGAGACCAATCCCAAGGGTCTGGGGGAATATTAGGGCCGTGTGCGAACGCAAGAGCGCTCAGGACAAGTAAAAGCAGGGCTATCCGTTTCATTTGTGTTTCTCCTTTTTCAACATCACCGGGGGCCAGTTTCTAGCTATTTTAGGAATCAAAAAGAGGAAAACGGGTATCGGAAGTATGAATGCGAAGATACGTATTTGGGGCCATTTTAAAGGGGCTTTGGGACCTTTGCGGTCCGGTAGAGCACGCGCCGGCCGCTTGGCGTGTTGAGGCCACAGGCGGCGGCCGGCTTGGCTTCCCTTCGGCCTTGACCCCGAAGGAAACTTGAGGGATTCAGTGCATCAGGTATCGCGCGATTAGCCACGCATAGGCCGGGATGCCGAACGAGAAATTGGTGAAGGCGCGACGGCCGTCTCCCGGCCTCATCGGCGGAACGAGCTGGATAAGCACGCTCACCAGATTGATTACCGCCCAGATCCAGGAGCCGGCGGTGATGAAGTTGAGGAACAGGTTCACGCCGGCTTGGCCTTTGCCGGCTCGAGCGAATCGGCGTCCACTTCGGCGCTGCAGGATCGCTCCATCATATTGATAGAGACCACCACGCGCGTCTTATTCTTCAGCCTGACCACGATACCTTCCACGCCTGCTAATCGACCGGAGCGGATCAATACACGCACACCGTGCGCAAGAAATGGGCAGGGGCTGGCAATGGCGGATGCGCTCATAATCTTTATCCCGTCAATTTCTGAGTCTGGTATGACGGTTGGTTCATGGCCTGAGCCTAGGATGCGGATGACTTGGGGGATCCGGATAACGGGGGTGCGTTCACTCAGTTCGAAGCGGCCAAAGACGTACCCGGGGAAGAACGGACGTTGAAACTCGGGGCGGTATTGGCGCGCTTCAACGGTGGTCGACGGATAGTACGCTTCAACGCCGGCGTCCATCAATTTGGTGTGGACGATGGCTTCGGTACAGCTCGCGACGTGAAGGGCGTACCAGCTTTCCAAAACAGCATCCTGCCCCTGTTCGACATACTTTGAGGATGCGGAATTAGGGAAGCACACGCCGGTCGACGCCGGGCTGATGACGTTATTGCGCAGCCGCTTCGTATTCCAGCGGAGCAGGCGCAGCCAGGCGGTTTAATTCGAGGTAGAAGCTCTCTGAGGATTCGAGTTTCAAACCGCACTCTTTCAATTGGGCCGGATTCATGCCCTTTTTCACCTTCGCCTTATCCACGCCGGGCGGCTTGGGCTTGTGAAAGTACTTCGACTTCCACAGTTCGCGGAGCTTGGCTTCGATCTTCTCCCACGTCCACTGTTTGTTCAGCGGCTCCAGGGCGGGAGGGCCCGTGCGCAGGCCCATCAGGCCGTTGCTCAACTGCACGCTTTTTTTGCCTTCTTCGAGGCTCTCCGGGTGAGTCCGGCAATACACTTCAATTTGGGATTCGAGGGTGACTCTCTCGATCATGGCTTTGTCGATCGACGGGCCGCGCGACTTGTGAATGGCGGCTATCTCGCGGTCGCGTTCGGCTACCAGCCGTTCGTGTCTCAAAGTGGAGATCAGCAGCGAGTGCATTGTGACGTCCACGGCCAGGAGTGAGTCGAGGACCGGAATGTCTTCTGGCGCGCTCATGGTAACTTGTTCCATGGTGCGCTCTAATCCTTCCCCATGAAACATGTTTGAATTGCAAAACGCTCAATAACTCCAAACCGCTCAATAAATCACGTCCTTGCAGCATCGGTCAAATGAACATATATCGTAGAATCTTCGATAGGAGTTACTTTGGCCGCCCCTATTCATTTTGCTGTAAGTCCCCGTACATGCCAGTTCCCACGCAAAGAGCGTGAGGTGTTGGGGCTGATGCGCGATGGCTTACTTACCAAGGAGATAGCAGGGATCCTCGAAATCAGCTACTGGACGGTGTTGCGCCGGAAGCTGAATAGCTGCAAACGGGCGTGCGTCGTGGACGAAACCGAGCTGCGCCTTTTCCTTCTGCAGCACCCCGGCATACTGGTCAAGGGCGCAAAGTGCGCACCGGGTCTTCACATTCCAGTAATGCGAGATGGCGCCGATGACTTTCCGGACAAGCTGGGAGATCCGTGCCAGTGCGGGGATCTGAAGTGTCCTGGATGGGTAGCAATGCGGCTTAAGATGGCTTAGGACTTGGACGCTTGCGCGTCGGGGGGAGTCTATGACAGAGCAGAAATTCGAAGAGCTTGAGAATCGCGCGGCCCAAGCACCGGCAATGCTGGATGAGATCCGCAAACTGGAAGCTCGCGCCCGCGTCCACCACGAGATCGAGGCGATGAAGGCGGAAGGCAAAGCGCTGGAGTTGAGCGAAGAGGAACGGCAGATGGCTCCATTCGTTCCGCCGCTTCAAGCTGAGGATGCGCAAGCACGGTGAAGTATTCACGTGGCAGACGCGCATGCCCGACGGCGTTCAACTGGCGGCCGAAACTGCCAATGTGTTGCATCCTGCGGAAGCCGCGGGACTGACCGACTCTGTGTGACCCTCGCAACGGCCGCCGCCATCGAACGCGCGACACTCGCCTATCGCGGGTCAGATGCCGCACTCACTAAAGCGCTGTACGCAGACCTGGAAGCGTTCGGCCCCATCGGAGTGATCGCACTCAACCTTTTTCGGGCGCAGAAAAACAGCGAGCGCGCCAAGAAATACAGAGGTGGCATTCGAGGTGTAGCTTCCTATAGAGATATGGCTTATGGGCGCAAACAATGGGCCATGGCTCAGCTCTGCGATTCTCTTCTTGTGTACGGCGGGAAGTTGAGAATAGGGTGGGGCTGGAAGCTGGATGAGAGCAGATTTCCCGGCGACCTGGCGTGGGTGCTGTACGTCGACGCGCCAGGCGCGGGCCAGATCAGCTTCCACTCGCCGGCCCGCGGCCGCGGGCCAGACTACGCGGGCCAGTGGGATGGCGAGCGCGGCGCCAGCGTGGCGCGCGTGATCGCCTTCGCGGGCCGCGTGCTGGCGGGCAGGCGGCCGGCGCCGCGCGGCGATCCGCGGCAGATGCGGTTCGCCTGGGCGTAGTACTCCGGCAGTACTTGCGCGCGGAAAACGCGGTGTTTTTGGTTGACAAAAACAACGTAACGCGCTAGACTAAAAGAGTAGCAAGAAGCCCGCTTAACTACCGGGCAGGAGAAAAAGAAGATGACCTTAGAAGAGAACATGCAGCAGATGCGCGAGTGGCTGGAGGTCGATGCCGCTACGATATCGCGTCATGAAACCCGCCTGAAAGAGCATCAGCAGTGGATGGAGAACATGGAGCTGGCCTTCGCAAGAATGGCCGCCATGGACGAGATCCATGCGGCGAAGATGATCGAATTCGACGAGAAGATGGTCCAGGTGGCGGCGGTGCACCTGGAGAATCAAGAAGGCTTAAAGGAGCTGAAGGCCGCTATGAAGAGCTTTCTCGAAAGCCTCCAGCGCGGCGGAAACGGTCACAACTAACGAGCCCTCTGCCGCGCCCCACGCCTTCATCGGCCTCCGGGCGCGGCAAAGCCCCTGCGGCTAGTTACCGCGCACGCCGGGTGGGTGAAGCCCGGTATAGCCTGACCAGCGGAAGAGGTCGCGAGGAAGTCATCATGCTAACGATACAGAAAACCAGCGACTATCAGGTCCAACCCGAACAACCCGGTTCCCCGGTCATCACCGTGCTCCTCTACGTCGCCAGCGCCATCGCTGTGCTCATCGGCGTCTTCTACTTCTTGCTCGCCGAAGTGGACCACGAAGCCGGCGCCCTCCAAGTGACCGTCGAATTTATCATCACCGCGCTAGCCTTCTTCGCCGCTGCCTATGCTCTCCGCAAGCTCCAGCTAATCGAATCCCACCTTGCCATGATCGGAAGAATCACTCTCGATCGAGGCCGGTCATAAAACGTCGAAAGCCAACTGATGCCACGCACTCTCACCACCCGCACCGCGCGCCGCATGAACGCCAAGCGCGCCAAGTTCGGCGCCGGAACCGGCCGCCCGCGCAAAGACGCGCCCCGCTGCCCCTGCCAGGCCATGACGCTGGCGCGCGCGATCGCGCGGGGCCGCACGGCGCTGGGCCACTTGCCGGGCTGTCCGTTCTGCGCGTGATCGCTTTCGCCGGCCGGGTGCTGGCCAGGCCGCGGCCGGCGCCGCGCGGCGATCCGCGGCAGATGCGGTTCGCGTGGGCGGGGTAGGCTGGAAGCATGAGCACGCGCGGAAGAGTCGAGACGGCCGTGAGCCATATTGCAATCCTGACGCTGTGGCTTTCCCTCGCGAGCGCGCTCATGTACTCAGATGCTCGCCCGCTTTACGTGCTAGTGCCGGATGTGTGGCTGTGCCTTTGGCTGGCGTGGCGTGACGCGCGGCGGCAAGCGGCGCGACTCTCCAGCACCGCAAGCGTGCCAAAGCGTTCACAGGTTTGAATTGTGACTTGGGAACAAGAAGTCCGTTACAACCAAGCCCGAAGAGCGGTTGAGGCGGAGTTTGATATCTATTCCAAAATGCGCAAATGGAGGCGAAGGGCTTACTGTGGATGGGGATGTGCTGTGGTGCTATTGGGAATTCTAGTTCTCAGCCGCGGGTAAGGCCTTGGACCCTTGCGGGTCTGAAGTGTTGCGCTCTCAGCTCGCTTGATTGACCCGTCCCGCGCGGACCCCAGCTCCGCTCCATCGGCCAGATGCAGCGTTGCTCCGTTTGGGGCCCCCGCGCGATGGACGATTGCTCTGGCTATACTTTCCCCGCGCTCTCCTTTCACCTTCGTTCAACCCATTCTCGCGCGCTGGTGATCTGGACGTGGTTTGGTCATTGGCCAGAGTGGCCAGAACTGCTTGCTATCTTTGACCGCTTGCGCGGTCGCGGTGTCTCTCTCGGGGTACGAAGATATAGGTCTGCGTTGTGGGCTAGGGCTATGCTTCTGGCCAATCCGGCCAAAAGCCATCTGGACGTTCTAAATACAAATACGAAGCCGGCGCGTTTGTAGTGATCTCCGGCCATTTCGAATAGAACCAGCGCAAGCGCCGACATTTGCAAACCGCCACCGGCCATCAGCCACTTTCCGAACCGATCCCCCACCCAGGCCGCGACGAGAGAGCAGGCCCAAAATATAAGCCCGCAAGAAAAATAGCCGAGCGACAGAAAATCGATGGGGGAGACCACTAAGCGGCTCGCAGTTTATCCGATGATCACGGCTTGTTTGGTCATGGCTTCAGCTTAGCAGCCTGAGAGAACCCAGAAAAGAGCGGCGGAGCATGATTAAAGGATAATGAGACGTGCGGGAGTAGAATTACGAATTAGCAATAATCACTTTGAAAAAAAAGACCCCCGGTCGCGGAACGCGGGGGTCTCATTACTTTTCGGTATGTTTGGCTCAAGAATAGCAAAAGCGCAGCCCATCGCGCATCACTGCGCAAAGCCTCCCCCGCACCCCCAAACGAATGCTTTGGATCTCTCTCTTGGCAGGATTGCGCTCCAAGCATTCATCGGTAGATTTTGAAAGCGCGTGCGGGGGAATTGCAGCTTATGACTTTGCTATTTTATCTGAGCTTTTTTCGTTTTGCATCAGGCATTCGTGATTTTTTTTGTAGGCTTACTAGGCTGATCGTCCTATTGCGCAAGGCCGTTGGACGCTGGTATTCTGAACGCGTTCGGCTTGATCACCGGACAAATTTTGAGGTCTTGGCCGTAGATGGCGCCACCCGGCGTCTGGTGACTGCGGCCAGTCCTCAGCACTCTTTCACCGGAGTGAAAATGAGCCAATCACAACATGATCGGGAAGTAGGCGACTGGAAGGGCCGCAGGTTTGCAGCCGCCCCCCAGCCGAAACCAGAACGCGACCCCGCGGCCCATTCACTATCAGAACATGCCCGCTACCGGATCGGGTCCGGCGAACGGATCGGCGTTGCGGAGATATTCCTTGACCATCTCCACTGTGGTGTGGCCAGTTCTTTCCATGATCCCGAGCACCGATGTTCCGGCGAGGTGAGAGCCAGTCACGCATGTTGCGCGCGGGCTATGGCCGCCATACGTTGTCGGGTCGAGGCCAATCAGCTCAGCCGCCGCCTTTATCCGCCCGTTCACAGTCTCGGGATTCATTCGGCGATGCACCTGGGGAGTCTCGTTGGGCACCGGGTTAAACAAGGGGCCCGGATCAGTGCCACGGTAACTCAGCCATACCCTCAGCGCGCGCACGGGGCACGTCAGTTCTTTCTTCCCGAGCCGGACGCCGATTACCGCGCCCTTTCCCTCCTGATCGGTCTTGCTCGATGCTATCGACACCGCCACCCCACGTCTGGGGACAAAGCGCAGATCGGAGTAGTTCAGCGCGGTGACATTGCTGCGGCGAAGACCGGTGGCGCACGCAAGGAGTATGAGCGATTTGTCGCGTATGCAGGTGACCGACCCCACGCGGTCAAGCTTCGTGCACATCTTCCGCAGCTCACCCACGCTGAACGCGGAACGCCGCCTGGGCTGTTCTTTCCTTTGGCGCTTGGCGCCGGCCATCGTCTCCCGCACTTCGGTCCGGTCCGGCGCCTTCAATCCCTCGGCCTGATGATAGTGAAGAATTGCGGCGACGTATTTTTCGGTGGACGCGATCTTCGACCCGTGCTCCAGCCGGTCCGTGATGTAGAGGTTCAACGTGTCGCCGTCGCATGGCAGCGATTTGCGTCCGGTCGATTCGCACCAGGCTACGAAGGCCTTCCAGTCGCTGCGGTACGCGGTTATGGTGGACGTGGCGCGGGTAAAATGCCTCAGATCCTCGGAAGCCTGTCTGAGTTTCGCCATATCCGGCCCCTTTTCCAATCCTGGCAAACAGAGCTGCTTTCCTTCGACTCGCTGCATAAGTCGATTCCCTTCCAAGTTGCGATAAGATCGTCTTACAATATTTGGGATGATAGCACGAAGGGAAAAGGCGTGACGGGAGAACGCTACATTATAGCGAGGCCATGCTCGATGGGCCCCCCGCGGGCGCCACCCCGACGCGTGCCGGAAATAAACCTCATCCACAGCTGCCTACTTTCTGACGGCGGACAGCTAAGACAAGTAAACGAACGGAAACGCCGGGACGTCGCCCCTAAATTATAAAGCCTCCCAGCGTTTCGTTTCAAGCGGCCATTTTGGACCGATTTTGGAAAGAAAACGTCAAATGCAGATTGGAAGGCTCGACTCCGGGGGGCCTCAACAGCCACGAACACAGGAAACATATTCCCAGATTTTGTACGGCTTGCCAATAGAGCAATCGTACCGGGAGATTTATGAATCCATTGAACTTCCGAGGAAAAAAGTAAGCGTTTTTGCTGCGCAAAAGCTCGGGAAGCAGCTCCCCGCTATTCGGAAGGCGGCCAAGGCATGAGCGACCCCGACCGGCGGGCGTTTGATGATGCCACGCGGGAGTTGAAGTTCACGAAGGACTTCTATACCTCCCAAGAGGCGATCATGCACGATCCCATGGAGACGCATGGCGCGCGCTTCATGGCTTGGCTGAAGCGCAAGGCCTGGGGAAACTATCGGCTCTACGCGGTGCGCGACGATGGCCAGCCGGCGACTCAGGCGGACTGTGAGCGCGAGCTTGAAATAAAGCCGTCCACGATCTCGCACGCCGTAGCGTACTACGAAACACGGGGGTACTTGCGCCGGGTTGGAAAACTGCTGTATCCTGTCATCGCCCCGCAACTCGAAACCAGCCTCAAAAAAGTTGCCCGCTCCCCCAACTTTTTAGCATTTCTCGAAACCTGGAAAGTTGCCCGCTCCTCGGACTTTCAGGAACTGGAAGTTGCGCGCTCCACCGTCAAACGCCTTCGAAAAGTCATACTCTCCGACTACAAAAAGTGGCTCGCTCCCGGAACAAATCC